GTGTAGCCGCCAGCAGCAGCAACACCAGCAACCTGCGCACGGGCCTCAAACTTCGTGGCGCCTTTTTTCAGAACAGAACGCTCCTCCGCCGTCAGTTCGGATGGGTCGAAGCCGCAGACGACTTTCGCGAAAACACTGCGGTATTCGACATCGCCACCCTGTGGCAAGTCTTCGGCCCGGCTCTCTGGTGTGTCACGGAGCGGACGCATTTTCGAACGACGCTCGTCTTCGCGGCGTTCCAGATCGGCAAGCTTCTCTTCGCGCTCGATCAGCCCTTCAATGCGGTCGTATTCGGCCATAGCCGTGTCGTGCTGGCCTTCCAGTTCGGTTGCGCGAGCCTCGTCAGTGCTGTCACTGATACCGTTAAGACGCTCACGCGCTTCGGTAACAATTCGCGCCAGCTTCTCACGCAGTTCTTTGAGTTTCTGCGACATCATATTCTCCAAGTTTTGGGAGGTTAAAAAACGCGACAGCTATTTGCGCAGCGCGAGGTCAATACCGAACTTCATGCGTAACCGACTGGCTGGGACGAAGCTGCGGATTTCAGAGGCGGCGCGGGCATTATCCCGCGACCGGAGGGCGACAGACGTACCGGCATAGGCCGGATTGGCGACGATGGAGACTTCGTAAAGCTCAACGTTCATGATGCGGCGGCGGGGTGGGTCAAAAGTGAAATCCCACTTTTCCGACAACGCATCCGGCACCCAGAAACCGAACGACATACCGGAAATGTCGCCCCTCGAAATCAACTCACGAACATCGCGACCATTGGTCGTGTTCGGAAGATCGATTTCAACAGCCAGACCCTTCGCATCCTGTTTCATGCGCAGGGTCCCTGTGGATTTACGCCCAAGGATGCTGCAAGGATTGTGCTGATAGAGGGCAAGAACGTCATCGCATGTGATTGAGCGGGTGAATGCTCCCTGCTCAATGACTTCGATAAATTCACCGGCAATGTTGGTTTCCTGCCCGAAGACAGCGGCATAACCTGTCACCGTCATCTTATCGCCGTCAGCCCTTGTTTCGACTGGCTGAACAAGCGAACGCACTTCCCGCTCGACATTACCGCTCATGCTTCACCTTTTCTTTTGCGCTGATCGGTTGGCGTCCCGATTGGGACGGTCGCACCTTGAATGTGCAGCTCATCCGCTGCGGGGTTACCGTTGCGCGGCCTGCCCTCAATGGCGCGGCCTTCATTCGGCGTTAGAAGGGCAGAGTTGACGCCGGATGCCAGAGCCTCAAGACGGCTCTTGAAGTCACCGCGCATGAGGCCATCAAGGTTGTGACGGATGTAACGGCGCGTCCCCATCCGTCCGAAAATCTTGAGGTTCGCTTCGCCTTCGAAAGCCACCGCCCACTGATTGATAAGGTGCTTCACAAGATAGAGGTCGTTTTGCTCCACATTCGAGAATGTGGCGCGCGACAGGTCCTGCAAAAAGTTCGGCGGAATTTGCCAGCCACGGGCTATTTCCTGCACCTGAAACAAGCGAGCATCCGTCATCTGCCCCTTTTCGGGATCGTAACCCACCTGCGTAATCTTATAGCCAGGCGGCAACTGGATGAGTGGCAAATGGTCTTCGCGCGCCGCATCGACAGCGCGTTTGACATCACCGCGTGCGCGTTTCATCGCATCGGCGTTTGCTGGCAATGGCCCTTCCAGAGCAAGAGGAGGAACGCCGCCGCCCGCAAAGAAGTTGGAAGCGTAGTCATTCATCGCAAGTGCAAGCTGGATGGCCTTTTCAGCCATCGCGATGGGGCCGCGATGCTGCACCATGTTCCGCTTGAGCATGAAAGGAACATCGATCACATCAGCGGACGGATATTCCACGCCATCGAACTTGTAGAAAAGCTTTCCGCCGCGCCGGTAGATCGAGCACGAACCCGGATCAATCGGCCAGATAGCCTCTACCGCATTCCCTTTACGCTCGATCCATGCCAGCCCCCGGCCAGTGGTGAAAACCTGCTCCCAAAAGTAGCGACGAAACTTTGAGGTATCCATTTCGTCGTTTGGATTTTCTTCAATGATCGTCGCAAGCTTTCCGGTTATTCGCACCGGATCGTCACCTTGCAGGCGATAGGCATGCAACGGCAGGGACGCGAGTGTGCGGCTAAGGAACAGCACCGCCGCTTGAACAGCGGTGACTTTCAGGACGCTCTCGATTGTCACTGTGGGCAAAGAGCCACCACTGACACCGAAAAACTCCATGAAATTCGCCGCGCTGACCGGCACAGATTGCGATTCCAGTGACGAGGAACGCTTTTCCAGCTTCTTGTTCTTCGAACCCATCAGGCCACCATTGTGTATTCTGGATCGTCCCAAGGCGAGGCCACTGTGACCCCGGCCACCGGCCCGACTTCCATGAGTTTGATTGCGTTGAACAGTGCGCAAAGCGGATCGATTTTCGCCTTGCCAGCGGTTTCTTTGGTGATCAGAACGGCGTTTCCGCGCTGTTCGGCCTTGGCGTTTCCAACGCAGAAGGTCATCAGACCCTGCCCGGCATGCCAGAACGTTCGGTCTTTCATCTTGCGCTCAAGGCTCCAGACCGCAGAAGAAAGGCGGAAACCTTGACCGACCGCTGTAACGAGTGGGCGACCGATGCCATATCGCGCAAGCTCATCCACCATCGCGCCGACGCCCTGCGGATCGAGACCGATGCCATATTCGTCAGGCAAAAGACCGGCGTCACGAACCCTCTTGCAAACATCTACGACGCCGACGATATCCGCCGTCGCATCGTCGCAGAACGTCAGCGATCCTTCTTTTTCGGCATCGAGAAGATTAGTTGCGATGTCTTTACGCAGATTGAGGACATCACGCTGGCACCAAGCGTGGTTCCAGCAAAGCCAGTCCTGTGTAATGCGATGGCGACCCAGCACCGCCAAACCAAGCAAGTCATCAAGGCCACCGCCGTCGATACCGATGGTGACAACTTCCGATTCTTCCAGAAGCTTATCCAGATCGGCCAAGTGAGCCGCAGCCTGCGGTTTCCAGAAATGGGAGCCGCGCCAACCGCCAAGCGATTGACCGATTTCCACATTCAAATGCTGTGACGCAAACAGCAGGAGGTCAGAAAGGCCCTTTTCGTCCGCCGCCGCCAGCTCATCGAGAAGGAAGCCTTCATCCACGGAGCGGTTGAGATTTGGATTGACCATTCCCCATGTTTTCGGATCACGCCACCCGTTGTCATTGGCCACCTCGAATGGCAACTCGTAGAGAATTGAAAGCAGAGAGCGCTTCAAAGTACCGTCCCGAACCTGCCGGGCAATATCCAATTCCGCCTTGAATACACCCGCAGGCGGTGCCTTGGACTGCGTTGTAATGATAAGCAGGAAGCCATCAGGACGAGAGGCCAGAGACCCGCGTATTTCCGTCATCAAGTCCGCAGCGCGTGGCTTTTGCGCAAAGACATGAAGTTCATCAATCAGGATGAACGTCGCCTTGCTGCCGGTGATAACGTCGGCTTCCGCAGCCTTGATGACAATCACAGCACCGGACGTTCTGTGCGTGATCGTCTTTTGATGCTGCTGCGGATGAAAGAGATCAGTCAGTTGCTTGTCGAGTTTGATAATGCCAAGCGCCTGCTTGAAGGCAATCTCCGCAATCTTCTTTGTCGGGGCAATCAGCAGAAGTTCGGCTTCCGGCCTCATGTTGAGGATGGCCGCCGTCACGATGATAGCGGCAGCAATCGAGCTTTTGCCATTCTTCTTCGGCACCAAAAGGAAATATTCGCGGATCATGCGCCGCTTGGTTTCGACATCGAAGGTGCCGAACATGGCCCTGACGAGATCGAACACCCATTCGTCGCAAGCCTCACCATAGGTGGGCTGGCCGATAACATCAGGAACACGAAGACGTTTGAAAACCCGGAGCGCTTTCTCGGCCTCAACTTCGTACAACGGAAGCTGGGGGACAAGAGACAGCCGGTTGACGATCCGGTCTTTCCAATCGGGGCATGCTGTTGACCAGTCGCGTGGTGCTTTAGATGCGAAGCTGGTCGAGGCCATCAGTTCACCCTTCCTCTGAATTTGAGGTCATCCCCCCAGGCATCGCTTTGTTCGGCCTCTTCGGCTGCGATCTGCGCTTGCTCTTTTTTCCCGATTTTCTCTGGCTTGGTTTCTTCTTCGTCGTCGCC